CTGCGTCTTCTGTTGAGATGACTTTGGCGGTCGTGGAGAATCCGTGGCTTGCACCTGCGATAACCACAGAGTCTCCGACCTGTATGCCCGTTTCGACGAAGGTCTGGAGAACGGCGACACCGTCGAGCCGCGTGTGAAACGCGAGATCGTAAGTAGCCATCGTTCGTCCAGTTCCTGTCGTGTTTTTTGGTTAGTAACCGGTTGCGATTACGAACTTGGAAGGGTCAATTACTTTCGCAGCTGCGTAGCCACGGAAAGCGATTGTGCGACTCATGGTCGACGGTGAGTCGATGCTGAGTGCGCCCTTCTGCTGCTCATAAAACTCTGCACCTGATGGGTCAGCGATGATGAGTGTGTCACTGGCGAAGTTGCGGTCAACTACAACACGAAGTCCGAAGGCGAAGCCTGCGTCGGTTGTGACGTTGAGTGTTCCTGCTGCGTTCATTGGTCCGAGGTTCGGGAACAATGCACGACCTGAATCGTCAACGAGTTTGATGAGGTCGCCCCATACGTTAGGAGAAACCATGAGAGCGGTTGGAAGGTTTCCATTTGAGCCGTTCAGGATTGCTACTGCTGCGTCTGCGATCCAGTTAACCCAGTCAGCAGCGACCGCAGGGTCTCCGAATCCGAGGTCTTCTGTGATGCCGTCAAGGATTGCATCGCAGGCAAGTTTGTCTGTGCCGAATGCGTAGATGCGTCCCATGTCGTCGAGGAGTGCTGAGAGTACTTCGGGCTGTGACCAGTCCATGGCCTGCTCGCTCAATTCAACGTAACCACCGAATGAACCCTTTGTGAAGGTCGACTCTGACACAACGAAAGTGCCTGACTGGAGGGATGAGTTCTGAGGGCTTTGAAGAGCCATTGAAACATTGGTTGTTACGATTGGACGTACGAATGACGAACCTGGAATGGCTGACATTGAACGAGCGCCAAGTGCGTCAACTACTGGACGGCGTCCGATGAAGTTGTTGTAAACGGGGGCAACGATTGGAGTCGGGATGACGCCTGGGATGTCCGAAGTGATGACATCTGGAGCAGCTGCGCGAAGTTCTGCCCATTGAGCGCCACCGTTGATTGCTGCGGAAAGGTACTCGACTGCGGTTGGCATGACAGAGACTTTCTTTGCTGATGCGAAGATTGGGGATGTTGGGATGGCGTCTGGCACTGAGGCTTCGACGATTGGGGTTTCTTGTGACATTGTTTCCTCCTGGAGACTTGTGTCGGGTTGGGGTTCGTTCGCCTCTTCTTCGACCACTTCTGGGTCGGGTTCTGAGGCTGCGATCTGTTCGATGACTGCGTCGGCAAATGCCGGAACGCTGACGATTGAGAGTTCTTGTAGATCGGCGGATGACACAATCATCACGCCGTTCTTGTCGTATTTGAACTTTCGGGGTACTGCACCGACTGAGACTGAGTCATATGCGGACATCTGGATAAGTTCCACAACCGAATCGGCAGCACTACTGCGGGCAAAGGTTGCTGAGAATCCGAGACCATTCTCGAGGTCGACAAGTTCGTTGACGATACCGATTGGGCGTCCGTCGTGGTTTTCAAGAAGTCGAGCGGGCTTGCCATTCAAGTCGAAGGCTCCGCGCTTGAACATGACTTTTTCTCCGCCTGACACGGTTGCAGTTACATCCCAGGGGACGGCGATGCCGGTGATTGTGCGGGGGGAAGTTGTATCTCCCGCAGCTGCGTCGAGGGTTATTGGGACGGCGGTGAACTTGATCATGAAGGCATCTCCTGAGGCATATTGACGGGTGGTTCTACTTGTACTTGTGACATATCTGCAACCTCAAGAAGGTCGTCTGTGTCGAAGCATATGAAGCGTCCTCGACTTGTGACGTCGTTCATTGACAGTCGTTGAGTGATGCACTCTGCATACATTTGCGCTCCGAAGAGCCAGAGATCTTGACGAGCCTGCGTTGCATTCTGGTAGGTCATGGATGCGCCTGGGGTCGGAGCGGAAACGAGGTAAGCGGGGACGGAGCAGAGACGGGATAGATCTAGTGCTTGGTATTGGCGTTGCGATGCATTGACCTCGAGCGGGTCGTGCTTGAACTCGACGAACTCGACGAAGTTGTTGAGTGCGCCGATGACGTTGCCTGATTTGCGAGCCTGCGCCCATTGCGAAGCGAGGTCTCCGAGTTCTTCGCCGGACATTGTCTCGCCTGCTGAGGTCTGTTGAAGATATCCAGGGACTGTCTCGATTGTGGCTGCACGATCGGCGAACTGGTCTAGGTGGATTGCGATGTTGACGGCGCGTTGTCCAGAGAAGACAAGACCTGTCGTTGGGGCAAGAAAGACGATGATTTCGTTCGGGTCTAGTGGGTTGCCGTTGAATTGAATCTCGTCTGGCATTCCGAAGAACTGTGGACCTTGCTGATTCGGTGTCTGGATAGAAGCTGCGGGGAGCCATTCGAAAGACATCGGGCGTCCGTCGGTGGCGTTGCGTGAAGTGACCGCCCAGAATGCGCGACCGTAAAGCCATAGATCGGTAAAAGTGTTGCTCAGGATGAACTGACGCGGAACTTTCGGGTCTGGGTTTTCCATCCACGATTCGTTCGGAACATAGATCTCTTCGTACTCTTCCGACGCAGGATCCCACTGTTTCACATACTGACGGAACTCAAGACCTGAGATTGTCGAGGCGAGAAGGTCTCTCGCCCGCGACACCGTCGGGAGACTAAGGGCGATCTGCTCAAAAGTTCCACTCGACCACGCATACATCGGGGGGATGCCAGAAATGCCGACACCGGCAGCGGCTTTAATCGGAGACGATGCGAACTCAGCGGTTGTTATTTTGCGGGAGAAGAACGCCACGCATGGAGTCTCTCACAACATTGTTGCAAATGCAACTACCTTCCGAATGCCATTGCTGCGCGTCCCGTATTTGACGGGCGGGAAACAAGTGCAGCTGCGACAACGAGAAGTCGAGCAGCCTCTATCGGTCCGGGGCTTCGTTGCGATGAAATCACGACTTGACCGTTTGCTCTGGCAAGGACGGCGCGGTTGACATGGCTCGAGAGAAGTTCTTCGCCTCGGTGGAAGATTCGTTTCTCCAAAATGAGTGATCGCGTGAGACCCGTGAATTTCAGTACCTCTGCGTAGCCGAACACCTGGCGTCGCCGTTCTAGTTTCTCTGGTGTGTGGAGATCGAGTGCCGGTGATATTGCCAGTCGTAACTTGGGGTCGTCGTCCATTGCCTTATTGACATGAACCCACATTTCCTTCAGGGACTCTGTTGAGAATTGAATTGTGGCAATGATGTTGCCCTCATCTGTTAGTCCGCATCTCACGCCGACATACTTTGACGAATCCACAGAACTATCCACTGCCAGGACTCCGCCCTGTGGACATTCGAACTCGGTGAAGAGCCTGTCCCAGACGCCAGGTTGAATCCACGCATCCGCCGATGAGACCCACAAGTTCAAGTGAGCGCGTAGGAACGCTGCACGATCTGGAGTTTCCGCAGCTGCTTGAAGTGCCTCGAGCGTGATGGTCTGACCGAGAGCGGGGTTGGCGTAGCCGTAGTTGATTTCGTCATTCGGTGACGCCCCAGACGGAAGCGACCATTCCGCAAAGTAGAGCCGTGTCTGTTTGCCCTGGTCAATAGATCCGACCGCTGCCTCACGCAAACGCTGCATCGTCTTTGAAGACTCATCTCCCGATGTTGACCACGACGACAAGAGCGGAGACTTGACCGCAATCTGCGAAGGACGCAACGCGTCAAAATAGACCTCCTCCGAAACATTCCAGATCTCGTCAACAACAATTAGATCGTAAGTTCCGCCGTGAAGGTTTGGAGTCGCAGCTCGTACTTCCCAAGTTGAGCCGTTCGGCATGTCAACCTTGTTGCGCCCATAAGACCAAGTGACTTTTGCGTCAAACTGTGCCTCAAGTACCGGAGCAAGTTCCAGAAAGATAGCGACCGCGCGATCAAGTTTGTTAGCGACCGACATGACGTGGACAGGCTTGCCACGAATCACAGACCACTCCGTCATTGCCCAACCAATCAACGCAGTCAAGGCAACCGACTTCCCATTCTGACGAGCCGTCGCAACAAGAGACTCACGAAACACAAGGTCGCCAGCCTCATCATGAGTCAACTGACCAGTCAGTGCTATGCGTTGCCACTCGAACAAAGTTTTGCCCTGGACTCTTTCCGCCCACGCAGCTACTCGATCACCGTAAGACCCGAAGCCCTCAACCACCGACTCAAGACGGGGCGAAACAACCCCAACCCCGAGAACCAACTCCGAAGACGCAAGACATCGAACTGATTCGGTTTGTTCCATTCCAGATAAGGAGAAAGA